CAAAAAGCTATGCACTTAGAATCTAAACTCCGAAAAAAGTAACATGCTTTCTACTCAATACAGACTACGACTGGAATTTATTTGTAAGTGTATTGCTAATGGTGAAGCGGTAAAACTAGATGATATGATCTGGGCAGAGAAGTTAGCAAAGGCTCATACACTTGCTAGGGATTGGTTGAAACAAGCACGACGCCAAGCAGCACAAGATATTGAGGAAGGTAGTACCGACGATTTTCTGAATAGGATGGGTTTAGGAGACCCCGATCCATCCAATCATAAAACGGGGTTCAATAGTGCTGATGACATCAAAGATTGGTTCCAAAGAGACAAACCAGATGACTGGCGGCAACGTGATTGATTACGTGTGTGTCCCGACATGGGATTCTGTTTTTGAGATGATGCGCTATCATTGGGTGCATAAGTCCGAAAAGGATCCTGTGCAATTCGTAAAAAATCTCAACCCAGAACAAAAAGTGCTATGAGTAGTAAGATGATGTTCCTGGTTGACACTGGCAACGGCAGATGTGTTAGTCATGATGGATACATCCAACTTGGTAGTTTCTCTCATAGTGTAGAGAAGCATCTTGAAATGTGTCCTGATCAGGAATGGCAGGTTACTTATTGGATGCCTGATCCATTTCGTATCAGATACCCACGACCAAATTATCAGCATACAATGAAGGCGAATGAAGGTTCTGCTAGAACTGATAATGCTACTGATAGTAGACCGAGAGACTTCCCAGATCAAGCAACAAATAGACTTGAGAGAACATTATGAAGATGTGGGAGACAAAGTGCGTTGGGTGTGGTAAGCTGATACCAGCGAATGAATGTCCTCAGGTTGGATGTTATGTCCCATCTGAGAAAAGATATAAAAATTCCTTATGTAAACCTTGTTGGATAAAGAAGAACAATGGATAAAATTGATACACAGGGCATGAGTCTTCCTGGCAGATCAAAGAAACCAAGTAGTTATGAACCTATGCCAGTAAAACATCGTACAATCTTCACGCCAGAAGAACGTAGAGAATTAAAAGATATTGTTAACGAAGCACTTGATGAAAGATGGAACGAGCATGAAGTTTAAAGCATTAGTATTTGTCCGACTACGATCACAGGTTGATGACTCTCCTGGTAATGCTGTGAGAGATGCCTGCAAGAGATTGTCTGAGTTAGATATCAAGAAACTTAGACTTGGTAAGGTAGTTGATGTTTGGCTGGAAGCAGAGAGCAGAGAGTATGCTGAGAAGGAACTTGAAATGCTATCTGATAGATTCCTTGCTAACACAGTCATGGAAGACTGGGATTATGAACTGACTGAAATTGAAAACTTCCCTAAAGGTATTGAAGCATGAATGATTTCAACGCACCAGGATCTAATAGAATAGGACTCACTCCTGTATTCAAAGATTTTGTAGTTAATTTGCAGATAGATAATGTAGTGAAGATCTTAGATGCTAAGATCGAACGTTGTAATGTATATAATAGTGATGATCGAGATGAAGTTTACAAACAAATCACCATTACCTATAAAGAAAACATATGCAAGCACTAGTTTACAGTAACGGAAGTCAAGAGTCTGATAGGGCTAAGATGGTTCTTGAGGCATGTGGTCAGAATGTAAGAGAGTTTCTTCTTGATTTTGATTTTAGTGATAAACAGTTCCGTGCTGAGTTTGGTAATAAAGCAGAGTATCCTCAGGTTGCCATTGGATTACATCATCGTGGAACTTTAAAAGAAACACTCAAATATATGAGTGACACTAAAATGTTTACGTAAAATATTATGAGTGGATTTGGAAAAAAATTAAATAATAAAATTGATGATGATGAATATTCTAGATTGTCAAAAAAATATAGAAAGATTAAAAAACTTACTAACTCTGCTATCCATGAAATAAACCGTATGGATGGAAAAGAACCAGAAATTGATTGGACTGAATACGATCAAGAGGTAGATGAGTATTATGAAAATAATCCGATAGAATATGAAAAGAATGGTTATCAAAATAATCTATCAGAATTTTTGCAGGGTAGAGGAGAAGGTCAAGATTATGATTACATGGGGGAAGAATAATTTAGTATCGTCTTATATTGAACTACTTGACTATATACTATATGAGGTCTATAATAAGACCTGACGTTCATCTCCTAATTGAGGCCAAATTAGGACTTGATTAGGAGACGCAAGTAAGTCGCGGAACGGAGCCGTTCATCCCATGTTAGAACTATTATTCTATTCATCACTCACATGTACTCAAGCCGATTCAATTATGTTTCGGATGAAAGCAAATGAGAATATTCCTCCTGAATACAAGGTGGAATTGATTGAGGTCATGAAGGAATCAACGCCTGAATGCTATCCATGGGACGCACACGACTGAAGGAACGGGGATTAAAAACCCTAACTTCAGGAGACTGACAAATGAACACACTAAACATGATTCGCAAGCAGATCACCAAAGCATCTGCACTGCACGACGCACAAGTTCTTCACACCTCATATCGTGGTGTCGAGTATGATACACGTTGTGTTGAGAGTAAGGAAACCCACGGCACATTCTGCTATCGCGGTAAGGCTTACACCAAGTAAACATTGATAAAGAGGGTTTGCAACCCTCTTTTTTTATGTATGTTTATGTAACAGATTTACAAATGTTAGTAAACAAAGACAAACATGTCTACATATGATAGGATGAAAAGAGAGGACACATTTATGTAACCAAATTTTCTTTGTTATGTTGGTATGTCCTTTTTAACCGTATAATGGAGGACATTATGCACAATCTCATCTCTTATAATCAATTAGCTGGTTGGAAACAAAATGCAGAACGATTAACAAAAACTTTAGACCGTTCCATGGAAGAATCTGATCTAATAAATGATTATTATAACTGTCTTATAGAATGCGATACTGATCAAGCGTCATGCAAAAGAGTTTGTAGGAGGATCCTAAGCTAAGTTCAATTTCGCAAAAGAGGGGTTGCCACCCCTCTTTTTTCATGCTAATATACCTATATCATAATTCTTATTCATGGATAAAGAACGGCTAAAATTGATCGTTAAGAATCTTGAGTCTTTAGTAGAGTGTCTGAAAACAGAGGTTTACTCTGATATTGATTTGTATACTTCAACTCAGGAAAATTTTGACGATCCCCGATCAAACTATATAATTGATTATGACGAAGTATTTGAAGATGACGATGACTGAAAAAGTAAAACTAATTTCCGTTACTCCTGATGCAGAACAAACCATGGCATACATTGCCAGGGTTTCTAATCCATCAAATCAGAACAATGAAAAGTATATGGGTCTTCTACGATATTGTATTAAGCATAATCATTGGTCTGTTTTTGAACAATCTACCATGACCCTGGAAATTGAAACTACAAGAGCAATTGCGGCTCAAATATTACGTCACCGTTCATTTACATATCAAGAATTTTCACAACGATATGCAGATTCTTCTATGTTGGGTGATAAGATTCCTTTACCAGAACTGCGTCGGCAGGATGATAAGAATCGTCAAAACTCTATTGATGACTTAGATCCTTTTATAGTTCAGAAACTAGAACTTCAAATGCAAACTCTGTTTGATTCATCCATGGCACTTTATCAACAGATGCTTGCATCTGGAGTTGCAAAGGAATGTGCAAGAAATGTACTTCCATTGTGTGTAGGGACAAAAATTTACATGACCGGCTCATGTAGGTCATGGATCCATTATATCACTTTGAGAACTGCTAACGGCACTCAGAAGGAGCATATGCAGGTAGCAGAGGGTGCAAAAAAAGTATTCATCGAACAGTTTCCTGCTGTCTCCGAAGCCCTTGAGTGGGTCTAAATATTTCTACATATAATTATACGCATGGCAACATATCCTGTTATTAATAACAAAACCGGTGAACAAAAAGACGTTGTAATGAGCGTTCATGAATGGGTAAAGTGGGGTGAAGACAATCCTGAATGGCAGAGGGATTGGTCAGATCCATCGACAGCACCTAACTCTGGAGAACTTGGAGAAATCTATGACAAACTGAAGAAGTCTCATCCAGGGTGGAATGACGTTCTTTATAAGGCTTCAAAAGCGCCTGGATCCCGAGTAAAACCTGTTTAATTTTAATCACTTATGTCAAGAAAAAGAAAAGTATCTGATGCATCAATTGGAGTTGGATTGACTGCCAAGCAAATGAAAAGAAAGAAACCAATCAACTCCGATCTTCTTCGTGACATTGAACCACTAACAGATAATCAAAAAGTTTTATTTGATGCTTATGATGCTGGTAAAAACGTTGTTGCATATGGAGCGGCAGGAACAGGAAAGACATTTATCACCCTATACAATGCGCTCTGTGATGTTTTAGATCCAACCACACCACACGAAAAAATCTACCTGGTCAGATCTCTTGTGGCCACCAGAGAGATTGGTTTTCTTCCAGGAGATCATGAGGATAAATCCTCACTTTATCAAATTCCTTATAAGAATATGGTGAAGTATATGTTTGAACTTCCTACAGAGTCAGACTTTGAGATGCTGTATGGTAATCTCAAAACTCAGGGAACAATTTCATTCTGGTCTACTTCATTCATTCGTGGAACAACACTTGATAATGCTATTGTTATTGTTGACGAATTCCAAAACTTAAACTATCATGAACTTGATAGCATTATTACTAGAGTTGGAGAAAACACCAAGATTATGTTCTGTGGTGACGCAACTCAATCTGATTTGACAAAACAAAATGAGAGAAATGGTATTGCAGATTTTATGAAAATTCTTAGAGTTATGCCATCTGTTGATCTAGTTGAATTTGGTGTTGAAGATATTGTCAGATCTGGACTATGTAAAGAATACTTGATTGCGAAATTGGAACTTGGCTTATGACATTTACTCATCATAATTATCTCGGTGATCTTGAATTAAACAAAAAAGAAATTAATGGCATCCGTCTCTATAGTATTCCTAATGGAGAATGGGTGCCTTCTATTACGTCTGTAACTTCATTTTATAACAGAGAAATCTTTGTTAAGTGGAGGAAGAGAGTTGGTATTGAAGAAGCTAATCGCATCACAAAGAAAGCAACTACCCGTGGAACTGATTTCCATGAAGCAACTGAACTTTATATGTTGAATAAAGAAATCAATTGGGATGACTTTAGACCACTAACAAAGTTTATGTTTCATCATGCCAAACCATACCTGGATAAGATAAATAATGTACACGCTATAGAAAGAACTCTATATTCGGAGTATCTTGGTTTGGCAGGTAGGGTTGACTGCATCGGAGAATACGAGGGAGAACTTGCAGTCATTGACTTTAAGACTTCTGAAAAGATTAAACCAGAAGCATGGTTAGAGAACTATTTTGTTCAGGAAACTTTCTATGCTGCTGCTTACTATGAGTTGACTGGTATTCCTGTCAAAAAACTCATCACTATTATGGTTACGCCTAGCGGCGAAGTCGAAGTATTTGACAAAAGGAACAAAGGGGATTATATTAAGTTATTAGTTCGGTATATAAAAGAATTTGTATCTCACAATATTGGACATAATGGAACCTAACAAACAACTACAAAAAGTAGAGAATGAACTAGAAAAAGCATTTGAGAGCAAATTCTTTTGTCCAGCTCGTTTTGCACAAGAGATTGAAACTCTTGTGCAAAATCAAAAGGGATTGAGTTACATCGATGCAATAGTTTATTTCTGCGAAATGAATTCCATTGATCTTGAGTCCGTGCCAAAATTAATCCCTAAACCATTGAAGGAAAAAATTAAGTATGAGGCTATGGAACTTAATTTTCTTAAGAAAACTTCCCGTGCAAAATTAGTTTTCTAATTTCAAAAGGGGGTGAAAAAATTTTCGCCAAAAAAATCACCTTATTACTTTTTATGATGCCCTTTGATGCATATCGTTGTTATTTGTCGATGAAGAATCATTTTACAAAAGATTCTTATGACTATCACAAATACAATGGAAAGAGTCGTGCAACTGTTAAATCATTTTATAAACGTAAAGATCGTTTCTGGTTTGAAAAGATATCACGTAATAAAGATGACAAAGAAGTAATAGATTTCTTTGTATCTAACTTCATCACATGTACTGATCCAAGTAAACTTTGGATTGGTGAAATGATTAAAGAAGGTGAAGGTAGATACACTGCATGGAAAAAAAGAACTCAATCTCTTTCATACCTTTTTAAAGAAGAGGTAGAAACTATCTTTGATAATAGTAATTTTGATTCTATGTTTGCTATGGATGGATTACGACATCCTCAAATACTTAAAGAATATCTTCGTGGAAATATTTCTATTGAAACTATGGTAATCCTGAATGGTATTTTAGAATATCAGAAACAGTGGGATAAAAATCTCACTGATCCAGTGTGGGAAACCGTCAGTATGAGAATGAAAAAATATTCTCCGTTTCTAAATATTGATGTACCTAAGTATAAAAGCATTTTAAAAGAAGTGGTAATTGGAGCTAAATGAGTTTTTTTGATTCTGAAATAGTAAGAGCAGAGATGGTTGAAATCTCTGAACTACAAGAAGAAGTATATTCTAGTATGATGCAATTCGCATATATGAATGACAGTGATAAATTGCATCATGTCAAACTTCTTGAAAAACTTCTCAATAAACAAAAAGTTCTTTTTGCAAGGCTCTCTCTGTCAGATGATCCTGAAGCAAAGCAGATGAAACAAAATATTGTAGAGTCTGCTAAAATGATGGGTCTGCCACCTGACGTTGAAATTACAACGGTCTTTGACCAAATGAACAAGATGCTTGATATTATGAAGCAACAGATTGACAATGGTAAAGCAGACCAGTAGAATAACTAGGTACACAAAAGCCAAATCTAAAAAATCTAAAGAATCTTATGTCTTTCGCAAATCTTAAAAAGCAATCTTCTCTTGGATCTCTGACCTCTAAACTGGTCAAGGAAGTTGAGAAGATGAACAATACTGGTGGCGGTGGAGATGACCGTCTCTGGAAACCTGAAATGGACAAGACTGGCAACGGTTATGCAGTCATCCGTTTCCTCCCTGCCCCTAACGAAGAAGAACTTCCTTGGGCAAAGATGTACTCCCATGCCTTCCAAGGCCCTGGTGGTTGGTACATTGAAAACTCTTTGACCACAAACGGTGGCAAAGACCCTGTGTCAGAACACAACCGCGAACTATGGAACAGTGGTCTTGATTCTGATAAGGATACTGTTCGTAAGCAGAAACGCAAACTCTCTTACTTTGCCAACATCTACGTTGTGCAGGACAAAGCAAACCCTCAGAACGAAGGTAAAGTCTTCCTGTACAAGTTTGGTAAGAAAATCTTTGATAAGATCATGGAAGCAATGCAACCTGAGTTTGAGGATGAGAGTCCAATCAATCCTTTTGATTTCTGGCAGGGTGCTAACTTCAAACTGAAACTGAAGAAGGTTGCAGGTTACTGGAACTATGACTCTTCTGAGTTTGATCGTGTATCACCTGTGCTTGACGATGATGATGCACTGGAAGCACTGTGGAAGAAGCAATATTCATTGACTGCTCTGACTGCTGCAGATCAGTTCAAAACCTATGAGCAACTACAGACTCGTCTGAAGATGGTTCTGGGTCAGAAGTCTGCTCCTGCTCGTTATGATGAGGAGACTGCAGATGAGGACAACAATCGTGGATCATTCACTCCTGAATTTTCTTCTCGCTCTCAGAAGTCTGAACTGCCTGAAAATCTTCAGTCTGAGTTAAGTAATCTTGGTTCTAGTTCATCTACATCTAATGATAGTGATGAAGATGATGCTTTAAGTTACTTCCAAAAACTGGCTGAAGAATAATCATTCATAAAGTCTAATATTATCACCACGCTTAAGGGTTCCATTCACATACTGAGTGGAACCTTTTTTATATTCCATCATTTCTTCAAGATCATCAAGTATAATATTTAAATACTTTGATTTTAGTACAAATATTTCTCTCTTTTTATCATTAAATTTTTCTTCATATTGATAGTTAGTTACTTCCGTAACCATATCAGTGATAGTGTTATATGATTCAGTTCCTCTATCAAAATAGGTAACTGATTGGTCTTCATCCACTTCTAAACCCTCTTGGAATATGAGTTTACCATCAGGATCTTTTACTTCAATTGATTCATAATGATGAGTATCTTCAACAAGTCTTATGTCAAGATATTTTTCTAACAAATATGTTTCAAAAACACTTTGACTCATAGGCCACTCACTATATACATTCAATATATTATTTGATAATAGAATTACCCAATCTAATGTTGGATCGCCGTATAGTTCATTTGCAACATTATCTGGACGATCATCCCCTTTGATGGAATACTTATCAAAGAAAACTGCATTTTCAAATATATCAGGTCTTATCTTTGCTCTCTTAAAAAGATTCTTAACAGTCGTGTAATCTGATATGTTTTTGCCGTCAACACTACGGTTTACATATTCAAAATCTGGTAAGTTGCGGAAATATGAATTTGACATTTTAGAAACCTATTTGACTATCTGAATTACCATCAAGAGTTGTGTAATCATCATTATAAATGGGTTCAAGTTCACTGAATTGGAACTGTAACTCATATGCTACCATTGAAGAATTTTGATATGTAGCATAAGTTCCGTCTGGAACATAGTTTATATTGAATGATACCAGAGCACACTCTTTAACTTTAGGTAGAAAATTATGCTCTGCATCTGTTGATTTTCTAAAAGTTAGTTTATATGTGTTGGGGGATTTTAAAAATAAATTAGAAGTAGATCTTTGAACTGCCATTGACTGTTTGAACATTCTAATAATTTTTAGAATCTGTAAAGTTTCGGGTTCACTTCTGGCACTCATTCTATAAGTGAATGCGAATGATCTTAACTTTGGTCCATTAAATAAAAGTTCAAAGTTTGGGTTGATGATTGCACCCTCAGTTCTCGCTAAGAGACCTTTGGTTCCTGTTGCTTGTTGAGCAAAATATGCAGCAACTCCTCTTTTAATACCGGCAGATTCATTTGATGCAGTTTCCATAAGACCTTTAGCCGCTTCACCAAATCCTGTCCCCCCTTTATCAATCGTTTCTAATGCAAGACTTGCCATTCCAGTAGCAAGAGCATCCATTTTTTCTCCACCCCATCCAACACTATTTTTATCTGCAACATTATTTACTGGGAGAATAACTGATCCAACAGGTGTTCTATTTCCATCTCTTGTAGTAAAACTTACTCGTGTTGAATCAATTTTTCTAGGAGAGAATTTTAAGACATCAATTTTCAAAGTATCTTGAGTCTTTGGTTCAATTGTTAATGGGTATCTTAAGTTTAACTCATAATTTTGTCTTGTTTTTGCATTGTCTCCAATACCCTGAGATACTCCGGGTGCTGGAGTTGAAGTATCTCCCCCAGTTTGATTTGGATTTTCCCTATCAGATGATCCGGTGGCAGCATCTAGAGTATCTTTTTCTTGACGAGTTTGTGCTAGAGCTTTAATTGCTGGATCAGTTTTTATTTGCTGTTTGAATAATTTGTTAACTGATCCTCGTTTAATTTCTCTTGCAAGAGCAGGAGTTGAGGCCTGAACATCAGGATCTACTTGTAGAAATACTTTTGTAAAATCATCCCCTCCAAGTTGAGGATCTTCACCAGATCGTGCCGCGTTCTTGTAAGTATATCCAGTGGCAATTGTTTTTGGGTCTGATCCCTTTGCATCACCATACTGTATTACTTCAAATTCATAAGAAGTTTCTCCAGATAAATTTTTTGTTTTAGTCGTTTTCGTTCCAATATATGCTGTCGTTCTAACTCCACCCCATCCAAATGCTCCGCCATCCTTTATTTGTACAGGTACTGCACCAATTTTACTCGTTGCGCTAGACATTATGCAGAGATCTTTTATTTATTTAGTATCATTTTTCCATATGGAATTTTAAGTAGATCATCTAGTTCTTTTGGATCCACAATATATACTTGACCAGCAACTTCTGCCCAAGTATATGCCCTAGATTCACCCCAGTGGTAATTAATGGCACGAAATCCCCATGGAAAAATATCAGTGACTGCAACTAAAGGGTGTTGGTCATATGTAATTCCTGGAGTTTTTGCATTATATACAAAAGTGCAATACATACCAACATCTGGAATAGGAGTGACCGTATCCTTTAGAGTTTCCATAATTTCTTCCATCATTTCTTCTTGGTCATTAGTCTTATTATTAATCGTGTTTTTTTCTAGTCGGTTCATTTAATACCTAACTCTTCTTCGGTAATGATTTTGAATTCTATTCGATTGTCTTTACAAAATTCATTAGCAGCCTTCCATTTTGCTTGATTGACTGCATACATGGTACACTCATAGATATATGATTTGGTTTGCCGTTTTGGTTTCTTTGGTGGAGCAGTTTGTTTTTTAGGTTTTACTTCAACTACATAAGTTTTAATTTTTCCATGTGACTCTTTAACTTTAATAAGATAGTCTGGAAAATACCTATGAACACGATTGTCAACTGGCGAAACATATGGTATACTGAACTCTTCAGAAGCCCATGAAACAATATTATCATTTAAATCACACCACCTACAAAATCTTCTCTCCCAACTACTTCTACAAATAATGTTGTTAGGATTACCTTTATACTTCTCTGGATGAGATGGTTTATATTTACTCTTAATACTTTCTGCCATTAACTTGACTACATAATATACAAGTCAAAACTTATTTATAAATGGCTTCAGTTTCTGTAGCGCCAAGCTCACAAAAAATATCACAAATAAAAAGTAAGTTATTAAATCCTGCTTTAACATCCCACTTTATGATTTATCTTGGTCTCCCTAGAGATCAGCAAGGGTTTAGACAATATATGGCAGAAAATGCGCTTGCTCTAGACCAAGATAGACTTCAATTATCATGTTGTGACGCATCTCTTCCTGGTTCTACTCTTGCAACTACCGAGTTAAAGAATGATTTTACTGGGTCAACCGAGAGACACGCATATAGACGCATCTATCAGGATCGCATTGATCTCACGTTTTATTGTGATGCAGAACAATATATGGCAATTAGATTTTTTGAATCTTGGATGAAATTTATTATGAATGAAAGTGGATCTAGTGGAATATCTAAAGAGAATTATTCATACCGAGTGAAGTTTCCTTCAGAGTATAAAGGATGTGGATTGGAAGTTACTAAATTTGAAAAAAATCTAAATCAAAAAAATCCAGTAGTTCCTCTCACATATAAATTTGTTAATGTATTTCCCGTAGCGATTACATCAATGCCAGTTTCTTATGAAGCATCTTCACTTTTAAAATGTACGGTTTCTATGAATTACACAAGATATTTTATTGGTCCTGGTGGTTCTGAGGGAACCTCTTCGTCGTTCACTTTTACTGGGGCCCCAACCAATCCACTTAATGCATTTACTGAGGGTTTGGATTTGAATTTGAATCTCCCAAAATATGATAGTGAGATTAATTTATTTGACCCGGCTGGTCAAGCAAATTTTAATTTTAATCAAGCATTTAATTCAGGACTACCCTCATTCCTCCAATAAATAATCACACTGAAGATCTTTAAGACATTATGCCTTTACCAAAAATTGCAGCTCCCATATATGAACTTGAATTGCCATCAACTGGAGAAACAATTAAGTTTAGACCCTTCCTTGTTAAGGAAGAAAAACTCCTTGTCATCGCTTTAGAAAGTGAGGATACAAAACAAATTACAAATGCTATCAAAGCAGTAATTAAAAATTGTATTTTGACTAAAGGTGTCAAAGTAGAACACTTGCCAACTTTTGATATTGAATTTCTTTTCTTAAATATTCGTGGAAAGTCTGTCGGTGAGCAACTTGATGTTAATATTGTTTGTCCTGATGATGGTGAAACTGAAGTAGCGGTTCAAATTGATTTGGATGATATTAAAGTAATTCAAAATGATGATCATACTAATCGGATTAAATTGAATGATGATCTTATGTTAGAAATGAATTATCCTTCACTAGATCAATTCATTAAGAACAACTTTGAATTTAGTGAGAAGAATGCTATGGATCAATCATTTGATCTTGTAGCATCTTGTATGGGTAAAATTTATAATGAAGATGAGGTTTGGGTTGCTAATGATTGTAGCAAGAAAGAACTATCGGATTTCTTGGAACAGATGAACTCTGCTCAATTTAAAGAGATTGAGAAATTTTTTGAAACGATGCCTAAACTTTCACATACTATCAATGTAACCAATCCAAAAACAAAAGTAGAAAGCCCTGTGCTTCTGGAGGGACTGGCAAGTTTTTTCGCCTAGCCCTGGTCCACATGGACTTGGGTAGTTACTATAAAATTAATTTTGCTTTGATGCAGTTTCATAAATACAGTTTAACTGAAATTGAAAATCTCATTCCATGGGAAAGGGATATCTACGTTGGACTGTTACAGCAGCATCTTGAAGAAGAAGAATTAAAACGAAAACAACAAGCATCTAATGGATGATACTGCAACCACACCAGAAATAAAATCAACTACTATATCTGCATCTAAGATGATGGGTAGAGAAGTTGGTGGTGGTAATACCTCTGGTCCGCAGGGAAAAGAATCAAACATTGGAAAACTTTCTAGAATTTTAAGAACTACTCGCATCAAAGTAAATGATGTTGAAACTGAAATAAAAGATTCTGATAAAAGAATTAAGATAAATGCGGAAAAAATAACAAGAATAAAAAATATTTTCAAAGAACAAAAAAGTACATTAGCAGAAAATCTAAGTAGTCTTGATCAAACTGCAGAATTTGCTTCGGTTGAGAAAGGTCTTGACGCAATCATTGAGACATTAAAAAAGGAAAGAAAGGTAGAAGAGAAAGCATCAGAGGCAGCAAGAAGAAAGAAAGAAAAAAATCGTGCCAAGTCGAGAGAGAAGAAGTTAGAGTCCGGACTAGGGAAAGGAGTTAATAAAGTTGTTGGGACAGTAGTAAAACCATTTAAGAGTATCTTTGATAAGATATTTAATTTCTTACTTAATGTTCTCATAGGTAGAACTATTATAAAATTAATTGGTTGGTTTAGTGACAAAAAAAATCAAGATAAAATTCAATCCTTAATTAGATTTGTTAAAGATTGGTGGCCTGCATTAACCGCTGCTGTTCTTTTGTTTGGAACTGGTTTTGGGGCACTAGCAGGAGGTCTTGTAGCATTAATTGCTGGATTTATTCCAAAATTTTTAGCACTGAGTATAAAACTGGCAGCAGCTATTGCAAAAAATCCATTTGCTATTGGTGCTGGTCTTTTCCTGGCAGGTGCTGCGGTCCCAGCACTCTTCCCCCAAACTGTTGAGGATAGTGCAGATAAGCAAGCGAATAAAGCAGCAGAAGAGAAAGGAAACGAACAAGCAGCAGCAGACATAAAAGAACAAAATAAAGATAGAAATCCTCTACAACAATTTGGTGACTTTATTACTGGTGCAGGTGCAGAAAGAGAAGAACAGGCACAGAGATTAGAGACTGGTAAAGAGAAGAGATATGGATTCTTTGGTGAACTAAATGGTGGGGGAAGAGTTCCTGGAAGAGGACCGAATAAGGATACTATTCCTACCATGCTTACTCCAGGTGAGTTTGTAATGAGTCGTGGTGCTGTTGATAAATTTGGTTCAGATACTTTAGAATCAATGAATGCCATGGGCGGCGGAACAAATATTCCAAAGAGGTCTTCTGGAGTTACCTATGCATCTGGTGGAGGTATGATTGGAGACTATGATCACAAGGAAAAATCATCATCAAAGCACAAGCAATTGATGAATGAAAGAACCTCTGAGGCTCAAGCACCTGGAGGAATTGATAAAAGACATAATCAACTGATGCAATCTACTTCACAAGAGAAAATTGCTGCATATGATAAAAAGCACGGAGAGGGTGCATATTCTAAGAAACTGCGTGAGAAACTGACTAAAATTTACGTTGCACCTATTCAATCATCAATTAAAAAATCAATAGTCCCTACTGGTCAAGTTGTTGGTAGAGAAAATCTCCCTGCTTCTACAGTTAAAGTTCTTGAGAGAATGGACGCTCAAAAAGGATCTGGAGATAAACCTACTGATACGCAATACACTAAGGATGGTAGAAAAATATCTGCAGATCAATTCAATAAAGTTCAAGGTATGCTTGGCGCAGCAAAAGAAGGTGGTGCTGAAGGTGTATTAAAACACATGCTCTCAGGAGCAAAGAGTATGTTTGGTGGGATGTTTGATAAAGCACAGGGTGCTATAAATGATCCTAAATCTTTTGTTGAATCGATGGGTGGAACTGTTAAGGATGGAAACATTGGAAAACCAACGACACAAGAACAAAAAGATATTGATGCTCTTGCTACAAAAAAAGAAAAATTAAAGCAAAGTCAACAATCACTTATAGGAGCGAAGAGTCCAGCAAAACCCAGTCAAGGTGACGCTTCTCTGAGGGATGAATATGATATGATTCAAAATAATCCACATCATCCTTTATTTGAAAAGGTTCGTGGTGGTGGTGATATTGATGACTTTGGTATGAGATTCTCTGAATTTAAAAAATTTAAGGCACAACAAATAAAACCACCACAGCAATCCCCTGCTCAGATGTCACATGTTCAGTCAAGAAAACCTGATATAAAACCACCAGTCAGGCCTGAACCAAAGGTTGAATTTTTACCAATGCCAGCAACGGGTGATTCTTCTGCAGCGCCAGCAGCACCGACTGGCAGGAACAATATTCCATCATTTGATGTGTTAACTGCAGGGTCGAACTTAGTATCAGAATTACTGGGGTTCATGCGATAAATGGCAATTACTGCAGAAAAACTTATACCCACCTCTAATACATCCACAGTTCCAAAAGGAACAAAATTCAGGATGAAAACTATTGAGGTAAAAGTTGATAAAATCAATGACATCTTAAAAGGAACACTAGCTGTTGAAAAGAAACAGAAGGATGATGAAAGAAAAACAACTGAAAAAGAAACTTCAACTAAAGCAGAGAATGAATTAGAGAAGGAGCAAAAGAAAGTTTCTAAGTTAAAACTTCCTGCTCCCCTCAAAAAATTAAACCCCATGGATAGGATTAAAAAATTTCTATTCAATGTTCTTGGTGGTTATATTGCCGTTAGATTGGTTGATAAGATTCCGATGCTAACGGCATTGATTCCCAAGATAACTGCGGCAATGAATTTTATTGAAGATTGGGGTGGAAAAATATTTAACGGTCTTGTCACTCTTGTGGACAAGGGATATGAAATGTATGATGGACTTAGGGGTAAAGTTGGAGAATATTTTGGTGAAGATGGTATCAAAAAATTTGATGAGATTTCTGGAGTTCTAAACAAAGTTATTAATGGGGTGCTCATAGCAGGAATGGTTGGGTTGAAAGCAGCTCAGTTCATGCCGAAAAAACCACCTGATGTCAAACCTCCTGGTGGTGTGCCAAAAGGAACAAAACCTGGTGCAGTTAGAAGATATACTCAACGTTTTGGAAGAGATGCTGCAATCAAGAAATTTGGTAAAGATGCAGTAAAAAAACTTGGTGGAAGTGCTGGTAGATCTGCTGCTACTAGTCTTGCTAGAAGAGGTGTAGTTGGAGCATTGGGAAAGGGGGGAACAAGAGCATCTCTAAGATTTGTTAAAAACTTCATTCAACCGATTGTCAAAAAGATACCTCTTATTGGTGGACTGATTGATTTTGCTTTAAATTATTTTGTCTTTAAAGAACCAATTGGTAGAGCTGCTTTTGCTGCGATTGGCACTACAATTTTTGGAGCTCTTGGTGCCACTGCCGGATCTGTCATTCCAGTTGCTGGAAACTTCGTTGGTGGTGTTTTGGGTGGTCTTGCTGGCGACTTTGCAGGTAAATGGTTATATGATACATTCTTCTCTGGCAAAAAACCTGTTAAAGTTCCAGAGAGTGATGATGATCAATTAGAAACCACTACTCCTCAAGCAGAAGTTTCTGGCGCACAAGAGATGGATTTATTGAAGAGACTAGTTGCTGCAGAAGCAGAGACTGAAGGTTTATCTGGCATGGCACTAGTTGCTCGTTCAGTTCTGAATCGCACCGGATTAATACAATCAGGCAAAGCAACAAAGGGAACATTCCTTGCTAAAGATGATACGGTAACTGGTGTTATCATGGGAAGAAATCAATATCAACCAATATCAGATGGAAGAATTAACAATAATTTTGGTGATGTAACATTAGAAAATGCTGAGAAAGCAATTGAACTGGCTCAAGATATTAATAAGTTAAAACAAACCTTAAAGACTGAAGGATTTAATGATAGCGATATCTCTAAACTTTTAGCGGCAACGGGATTCAGAACGGGATCTGCATTTAGTGATTCTTCTCAGAATGTCAATGTAGTTAAATTTAAGAATCATTATTTTAATACCGCAGGAAACTCTGAGTTAAAAATTGCACCAGCAAATGTTGATATATCTTCTGGATTGACTGACAAATCAGATGCACAAACTCAGGCAGATGTACAAACTACATCATCAGGTTCTAGAGAACAAACTGAAGGATCTAAACTTGCAGGAGAACTTGGAAAATTTCTTAATCAAAGGGGATTAAGGTGGGGTTCTGGTGTTTCTGAGCACCCAGAGCATGGTGGGGTTAAACCAGTTCATACTGATGGATCTTATCATTATAAAGAACAAGGGTATCGTGCTATTGATATTGGTGGATGGGGTCCTAAGAGATTTCGTAGAGAAGGAATGTCTGGAACTGATGATCAAACAAAGATTATTGCTGGCATTTCTGAGTGGAATAAAATGAAGGGAGTAACTCCAATTCAGTTTATACATGAAGGAACTGATCCAACATATCACAATGATCATGTTCATATTGCATATAGAAAAGGTGGTATGACATTGGGCAAATCACACCTGGCAACTCTTGGTGAAGAGGGTCCTGAGATTGTTATTGATGCTAACAGTATAGGTCCTGCAAAGGATATGTTACTGGCAATTAACCAAGCCAGCACATATGATGGAGTCATGAAAGCAATTCAAGATTATGCTCCTTATGATTCGATGGCATCACAAAAGATTATGGTTCCCCCACCAC